GTAGCAGCATCTACCATCATATCATCAGTAAGGGAGCTAGTATTAGATTTTACAGAATAGTCTGTAACTTCAACTTTATCTATTTGATCTGCTAATGCGGTTTTATCTACTGTAGATACATCAAGGTCTACTGGATCATCACTTCTAGCCTCACCCATATCAATTGCTGTACCTTCAGCATCTGCATCAAGTGTAGGAACAGCATCTTCTAAAGTGAACCCTTTGCTTTCCATCCACTTCTTAGGGTCTGCTAATATAGCATCTCTATCTTCCTGTGCTTTAAGACTTCCTGTCTTTTCGGCCCACTCTAAGACTTGCTCTACAATATCGACTTCTGGTACTTCGGATACATCTATACCTGTCTCTTCTGTGACGGCCTGTGTGTTATCATCATCATCGTCATCGTCATCATCAGTATCTATGTCCATTCCTTCGCCACCATAAGCAGTGGCTAATTCGTTAAGAGACTCTTGAGAATTTCCAAAATCATTGCCCCCAGTTATAGCAAATCCGGGTCCTTCTCCATAATCATATCCCCCTTGGTAGTTTGTACCCTGAGTAACATTTGATACTGATTGCTCAAACGTGTTACCCTGCCCAACTGTTGATGACCATAGTCCCATTATAGTTCTTCCTTCTCAGCATTACACTGGCGAATCCTATCACGCAGTAGTATGTAATCTGTCACCACTTCAGGAATTGCCTCGTATGCTTCATCTAAAACATCTAGCTCTACAGCTAATGTCTCACTAAAATCTTCAGAGTAATTCTCTATAGGTGGACAATAAATCTCTAAGTCTGTTCTATAAACCGTTTCCGCGCAGCCGCTTAATGAGACTAGGGCGATCAGTAATACTATCTTTTTCATGCTCTGCCATTTTCTTATAAAAATTTGTCTTTTTCTTTGAAGCCTGAAGATCGTCTTTAAGTATTTTGTTCTTTTCTTTGTTGGCTCCAACGACTTTACCCATCAAATAAATGATAGGAATAGCCATTGCTAAAGCTCCAATAATGTAAGTTTTTATCTTACTGAAAATAAACACTAATGTACGCCTTCTTTGTTATCTTTCCATCGTGCATATGCCGCTAGAGCTATACCACCAATTGCACATAATAAGAATATAGTCTTTAGGCTGTCTGCGTAGGCTACTAGCCCCTGTAGTTGCCCTGCCACTTCGTTTAGACCTGTAGCAGCCCCTGCAATTCCTGCTCCTGCCATTGTTTTACTTTTTAACAGTGACTTAGGGGCTTCTGCAGTAGGTTTTTGTGGCATCTCAGGACCACCTTCATCTGAAGGCATCTTGGCATCCATTGCAAATAAGGCAGACTCTGCAGCCCTACGTCTAGTTAGCCCTCGTAGTGGAGTAAGTTTTCCATCTATTCGTGCCTTGTTCCAACGCATAAGCTGTTCTGGTACTTCGTCGTACAAACCTTTGTTCAATTTCTTCAGCAAAGTTGAGCTACGGAAGGCCCCACCGCCTAAGTTGAATACGAACGAGGTAAGACTGTCATACTGGTTTTGAGTTAGAGGAACGTGGACATACTTCTTAACTATTTTACCATGTTCGTTAAGATCATGTATAAGGCGTGTCTCTGCCTCTTCCTTTGTCATAGTATGACCAGAGCGAACTCCCTTGGTCGCGCCAAATCCTATCGTGTACTTTCCTGCAGGACATCTATAACTGTGTACTAGACCATCCTTATGTACTTTATGTAGGCCTTCAAACTTCTTTACTAAGTTAGTTCCTGTTTGAGAAATTTTATCTGGGTGCATAATTACTTTCCATTCAGTTTTGTCGAATTATAGGACTTTGATTTTGTCTTCCGTCCATCAATCCTAATCCATTTGCGGAAAGGTCACCAAATTGCCCTCCTTGACGTTGGTAGCCAAGTCGATCCATCTGAGATAGTAGTTGCCCTATATCTCTAGTAGTTTGTGATAGAAGTTTACCACTACTATCGAAAGAGGCAATAAGGAGATTGTTTTGATCATCCATACCTCTTCGGGTAACATTACCATTTTGCTCTACAGACTGAGTAATCAACTTTCCTGTCTGATCAAACGCATTGGCTAAATCTTGATATTCTCTACGAGTATTTTCTTCTATATTGTTACCTTGAGATTGTAGTATTTGTCGTATTGTGCCTAATCTAGCCAATACATCTGTTGCCTGATCTGCCCCAACCTGTTTATTTACATCACTGAGGTCACGCATAATCTGACCGTAGGCTAAAGAATTTTTTTGTTCTACAGACTGCGCCTGATTAGCTGCAGCCTCTGCTTGGGCCGCAGACTGAGACATTTGCTGCCCTTGTCCTCTTTGAAGAGTATCTACACCGCCAGTAATCTGTTTTTGAAGTTCTGACCTAGCATTAGTAGCTAAGTTTGTGTCTGTAGCATACTGCCCTGTGAAGTCACCGAAGTCTGCAGCTAGGCTTCCTCCTACTGAAGTAGAAATATTATTTAACAGCCCACTGTTAGTTACTTGGTTTTCTGCCTGTACTCTTTTAATTGTATCAATAGCAGTCTGTGCATTAGTCTGACCTAGTAGAACTTGTCTTTGCAATTCCCCTAAAAATCCTTGTACTTGACTTGGGTCTGCCCCCATAAGACGTTCAAAAGCTTCCCTTGCCGCTGCATCAGCGTTACTAACTGCAGTGTCTACATTTGTAAATCTATCAGAAACTCCTGTAGTATCTAATTCGTTTCTACCTATGTTTGTAACATCAGTTCCAAGACCTGCTAATTGACTTGTTATACTTCCGCTATCTGCAGTAACACCAATATCATCACTAAGTAATCCTACATCAGTACCAAGCTGTCCAACATTAGTTCCTATAGCTGCAACATCTCCTACCAGACCACTATCAGGGCCTCCAAGAGTAGTTTTAATGTCTCCTACTCCTGTTTGAATGTTTCCTACATCAGTGGCTATGCCGCCTATTTGACCAGTATCGGCTAAGATCTTATCTTGGTTAGAAATAGATCTAGCAAACCCTGCGTCCATTGCCGCCGATTTCGCCAAGTTTGAAGTATCAATGGTGGTGTTAGTAACATTAACAGGCTGAAAGTTTGAAAATCCTGCGTCAATTTGAGAGCCTATTTTATCCTGCCCACCTAGAAGAGCTTCAGTATCCCCCTTAACAGTTTCGGTTACTGCAACATTTTCATTACCTCCAAACGTAACTGGATTCGTACCTGTGGTAACTTCACCTGTAACAGGATCAACCACTGTGGTGGGTAAATTCATTGTACTTTCAGTATTAGATGTAACCAATCCCTCTGAGGGCGTACCTAGCTTTTCATCTACAATGGTTTCAACTTCTGCAGCCGAAGCTCCATCACCTTTAAAACATATCAACCCACTGTCACGGGGGTTCATCCACTTCATCATTGGGTTATATAAACTCATTTTAAATCTCCTGAGAATAGACGTAGTAACGGGTTTTAAATTCGTTACCTTGTTTGCTCTTTAAGGAACGTAACTTACGCTCCCATCCTTTTCTTCCCCAAACTCTTAGCGAACTACAACCATTTTGTTTGGCAAAATCTTCAAGACAGTGAAACTGATCTTTCATATCGTTTACTGTCTGATTTATTACTGTTAAGCAAAGTATCTGTAGAGATTTATACTCTGGATACACTGATACTTGAGTTACAGTCACACAGTTTAATTCATTATCTGCACCAACAGTCACCCATATCTGCATAAGGTTATCAAGGGCTTTTCTAAATATATCAAAAGTTGAGTACTCACCTTCACCATGATCTAAGGACTTTTGTATTTGAGGCTCTAACGTAGGCCAAAGTTTTAAAACTTCTTGTGGACTAATAATACCAGATCTAAACTCAGCGGTTTCTGCTGTCATCTATCGTAAATTTTCCTAGATTATATGTCGTAAATTATACCACTTTAAAGCAGAGGTTACAAGGGTTTATGCAACATTCCAAACTAATGCAAAACCTGCTTTTCCCGTACCTTGGTTGGCACCGCCTCTACCATAATTATTTGAATTTGGAGACCAAGAACCTGCACCTGAGACAGTTCTGATCCAAGCGTTTAAATCACTGCTTAGAGGTGTAATATTTCCAACCCCAGTATTAGATGTGCCACCATCAGAATTGTAAACTGTACCATCAATGTCAGTAGTTGCATAAGTAGGGTGTACATATCCAGAGCCGCCTCCTCCTGCGCCACCATCATAGCCTCCACCTGATGCTCCACCGCCACCACCAAAGTGACCTGCACCACCGCCTGAACCTGCATCATAATCAGAGTCTGCCCCATTACCCCCTGTGCCATAGCTACCTGCAGTAGCACCTGCACCACCGGAAGCTATAGTTCGAGCGTTATCATTTGCCGCTGTGCCTCCAGAAGTGAGTTGCCCACCACCGCCATAATGGACGCTTGTGCTGCTTAAATGCCCACCCAGACCTACTCGTCCAAGTCCTCCTCCATGACCTCCTCTACCGCCTCCTGCGCCGCCGCCGCCGCCAGAGCCTACTGCTAAAATTGCGTAACTTTGAGTTAAGCTTTGTATACTAAAAAGTCCTGTAAAACCGCCACCACTAGCTGAAGCTGCATAGTTCCAAAAAGGATCACCCCCGTTTCCCCCAAAATACGCACCCCCTGCTGCGGCATTACCATTATTTACGAAACGTCCTGCACCTCCAATATAGATTCGCATGACAGTAGAAGTTGCAGGAACAGTTACCTTAGCAATGCCAAAGCCACCTGTGCCACCTTCCCCATTATCATTGTATCCTCCTCCTCCACCTGCACCAACTAAGGCACAATAAAATTGTCCACCGCTTATAACATTTAAATCCATAAAAGTAGCACCAGTATATGACGGTGGGCTATCACTCTGCCAAAACTGAACACCATTATAACTTTGATTTAAATATGTTTGTGAAACAGATTCTATGCCCCCAAAAACACCATTACCAGTACCCCGACCAAAGCTCCGCATAGAGCCACCGCCAAGAGTACCCAACATGGGTGCATATAAGATTTCTTTTTTAGGAAAAATCATTGTGAGTAT